CCAATCTTTAGGGCCCTCACCTTTCGTACACTTATGGCGTAGCCTGTAAGGTTGGCCGGAGGCCATACCAACACAAATTTTATAAGGAATTTTATTCATGTACCTTTTGAAACGACGACATTTCATATTGTGTTGGGCCATATCACATTTCTCAAAAAAGTCGAGGAAAACTAGGCAACACAAGAGACGCCGGCATTTCTCCGGTGGTTTCTCCAGATGAACCTTCCGGAGGAGGCATTGGAACCGTTGGCTCCTCTCCGCCATCCGTAGGTGCGACTTCTGTTGGCAGGGTAATGGGTTCCGGGACGGATGGAGGGGCGACCAAATCCGAGGCAAGGCGGGTTTGCACCACGTGAGAGACGAGGTAACCCGTGTCTGACGTTGTTTCTGTAGTCTCACGGGTCAACTCCTCTTGCTCTGCCATGGATGTCTCGTCAGTCACACCCAATGCGGCATCCCCGTAGGCCACGGCTCGCCGAATGAAACAAGAAGACGTTGGTTCATCCGTGGCACCACAAGCAAATGCGGTGTTGGCGGCAGCATAGGCGCGAGGCATGGATGGAACCGAAACCCCGTAGACGAAGCGAAGCTTGGAAACGACGTCGGCGACAATGGCTTCCGTGTGGAAGGTTGTGCGGGCACGAAAGGCCGAGGCCCCATTGTCTGTGGTGATGGTCTGGGTTTCCACCGTCACCTTGGTCGCTTCTGCTAGAGAAATGGTAGACTTTCGCCTCTTGCCTTCCTCGTCCGTCCACCTGACATATAGTGCGGATTCGCCGCCGACCGAGTACCGCCCATGGGCAAGGCTGAGCTGGAAGCTCCATCCGGTGATGGTGTCCTCAAGGCATGGCTCGGAAAAGACGCCAGGTGCCGTCTCACGGATGGGGTTGTGGGCCAAGGGGGAGGCACGGAAGGAGTAGATGGCAAAGGTTGCCTGGATGATGGATTCCAGCTTAAAGGGCTCTGCCACCGGGTACCAAAGGTTGATGTGACGCTCCATTGCACGCTCCATTGCCTCACCACTTTCGCGCGACACGGTGACCTTAAAGATGGTTGTGCCGTTGAAGGTAAGGTAGGCAGTCACCTTGAGGCGGATGCCGTCGCCGACGATGCCTTCTTCCGGGATGATGTCAAGCCAGGCGGGGCGGGGACGCTCGGGGAGAGCCTCGGGGGCCGCAAAGTCTGCCGACTCAATGAGAGAGCAGGCTTGCATGGTGCGGTAAAAGTCACACGAGACAGGATCAAGCACATTGAAGGCAAATGCAGTGTCGGTGTCCCGCCCAGGGACACGGGTAGACAAGAGAGTGCCTTGTGAGGGAGCAAGGTGCATCGCGCGAAAGACACCCATCACGGTGAGGGGTGCGGTGTGGAGTCCGACGGATACCTTGGTCACGAGGTAGACTGCTTGGTGAGACGGGGGAGGATGCTTGGGTCCATTAGAAGGGACTTGGTTGGCGTTGAAAGAGGAATCCATGTGGTAGAGAGATTTTGGTTCACAAAGGTGTGGAGGTCACGGCGCCCCCTAACCAAGGACCCTCATGGGAATATTTATTTCAAAAATTTTTATGAAGGAACAAATTCCCAATCCAATTCTTTGCAAACAAATTGCCAAATGGCATCGTGTGATTTCAAATTCTTGCCTCCCTTGAGGAGAGGAAAATGTTCGGTAAAATAGTCAAGGCCGAGAAGCTGAACCAACTTGTGCATACAATAATTGTAAGCCACGAAATTTTTACGCGTCTTTTCAGCCCTCTCGTAGGGTTCCTGAACCGCACGAAACATGTTGTGAAGCTTGTACTTTTGGGCATCTGAAAATAGAATCACGGGCTTGTTCAAGATGTGGGAATAAATTTGAGGAATTGCTGTATAACACTTGTTTAGCTTGAGATCCCGCACAATGTCATAGACCTTGGAAATGGTAACATCTTCGGGAGCCACACGTTTTTGAGCCAAGCGGGTCATGATCATTTCATATTTGTCGAGAGGGATATCGACATATTTCTTGGCTTGAACCTTGGCGAGCTTGTCTGACAAGTGACATTTGCGCTCGTAGTTGAACCGGTTAAATTCAACATTACGTCCAAAGCCCATGGATGCAGAGGTGACATCAAGAAAGGGACGGGATTTATGGCAAGTGGGACATACCAACATGGGGTGCGACACTGCAATTTCCATGGGAACATCACACTCTTCACACACGTCGTGAGGGTTCATGTAGAGCTTGGAAAATGGGTCATTCAGTTCAATCCTCAACTCGTCCATGACCACCTCTGGGTCATCCTCGTCATTGGTCCCGATTGTCACAATATTTTGTTTGGCTTGTTCTTCTGTGGTTGCCTGCTGCAACACCATCTTTCGTCGTTTCACCTGCGGCACATGATCCAACATTTCCTTGTCGCGTTTCCGTTTTTGTTCTTCTTGTTCTTCCCTCCGCCGCACAAATTCATGCGAAAAGGGCGCCACAATGTTTTCAAATTCTTGCTCAAATGACCCGTCGGTAAGACGTTTGATAGATTGTTTAATGGTAGAAATGTTCCGGGCTAAATCTTGAGCTTTGCGACGCCAGACAGGATTTCCTTCGATTTCCTTGTGGGATGCTTCCATACGCGCCAAGGAAGATTTCAATTGAGCAACCTGAGCAACAACCTCCCGAATTTCATTTCGCCGAGTGCGTACGAGTTTATGAAAATGGGCACCAATGGAAAGAGGGGCAGCCTCTTCCTTCTTTCCCTTGGTTTTGTGTGATGCTGGACCGTGCATTTTTATTGTGAAAGATGTTTATTATTTAAAACTTGGGGACAAAGAGTAATTGAAGAAAATTCGTATGGCCCAGCACGATATGAACTGTCGTTGTTTAAATTTCCCAAAGAGGTGGAGGACATTGTTGCCTTCCGCGACTCGTACCTCTCATTAGCCGTGGGAGACGACAACCACCACTGGGTCGGTGTTGCCCTCAACAGCGCCCTTCCTAAGCTTTACATTGAAGATTTTGGTGACGAGATTGACGTGCCTTCAAAGAAAGAAAACAAAGCCATGTCCAATTACGTTTCCAATCTACGCCAGACCAAGGAGGCGGCCGCTGAGCCTCAAGAGGTCTGTGTGACTCCCGAATTGCTTGAAGAAAAGTCGAAAGAACTGCGTACAAAATGCTCTGAAGAACCCACGGGTTCTTTAGTTGGAGGTTATTTGGCCAAAATTGAATACCAACGGGGGTGGCCGAGTCTAAATGAATAAATCCATAAATTATCCCGCTTAAATAAATGTCTTTTTGTTGTTGTCCACAATACCCAAGAGCAGGAACTTCATCATCCCCGGGCGACTATATCATGTATCAGGCTAACTTCAATGCTGACAGATGCCCACATCTCGAAAGGTTTTCATGTGCGCCTCTTCATCAGGCCAAGGCCTTTAACCCAGATTTGACCTTCCACGAAGGAGTTCTGAATGGTGCAATCCTGGGACTTGGGACCTACCAAGGAACAGCGTGGGGGTTTGTTTTTCAGCCATCCAACCCTGGCATGACAACCGGGTCAATGGTCTATTGGTCACAAACCACACCCCAATTAGATACAATCTTTGACCTTTTAAAAACTACTTATCAACTTCAATCTTAAAGGTGAGGACAAATGAATTTGCCCTCACCATTAGTGGTCCAGATTTCCTCCGGAAATCCAACCAAGTCTTCGACTGGCCCGGTCTTAAATTCCCGTTATACAAGGAAATTTTAAAGTTCAACTTTTTCAAGGGAAAATTCATATGACCAGGCCTCTAGTAGAGCTTTGAAAATAAATTTATCTTTTGGAAATAAAAATCTAATCCACCTCTTCCATAGTCGTGGTTTTCTTCTTCATGAGTCTCATCCACACCCAGACCAAGCCCAATCAAACGATGGATGCGGGACGAAAAGGTTGTAGGTGCATCGAGAGAAAAGCCAGACGAAATGATGGCCGTGTCATAGAGTAGCCACACCAAATCCTTGAGGGTGGGATCAATGTCGAGCCATAGATTGAATTTATCGGAGGGATCGCATCCAGTAGAGAAGGGCACGCCAACGTGAAGGACAAAAAAAAGGCGTGTGGGGATCGAGGCGTGAAAGGATCTCTGGCGAGTCGAGGTGGTCAAGGAGGAAAGGGTGGAGGTGGGAAGGGATCCCGTCAAGGAGTTCTGAACAAGACCTTCCAAACCCTCGAGGAGTTGGACCTCGGAGTCGCCATTCACATGGCAAAAGGACAAATGAAGAGGTCGAGAGGTCTAGGGTGATCAGGTCGCCTAGGGACCTGACGGGGGAATAAGGGGAGAGAAAGACAGTCACCAAAAGGAAGACGAGTTCCTTAATGACCTTGTCGGGGAGCGATCTAAATGATTGAAGAAGTGGCAGTGGAAAGCTGCCCAAAGAATGGGCAGTGGCACTAGAGGCTGGTGGTGGAGAGACGAGGAAGAGGGTCTCCAAGATGGGGTCATTGGTAGAGATGCATGGGGGGACCTGGCACCCCATGAAGCGGAGATGCCACAGAGCCGAGAGGGATGTTTCCGCTGCTTCTGCTGAAAGGGGACCGTAGTAGATACCAAATGGTGTCGAGGTTGTCAGGGGGGATGAATCCCAGTGAAATCCATCTTTGGGTGTCCACGGAATGCTTGCTTTTTCAATCAGGGCTTCACGGTGATGGGAAGGAAGTGGCAATGGAGATGCGAGCATAAGGGGAGATGCGAGTATAAGGGCAAAAAGATTTGTGACGATTTGATGAAACTTTTTTAAATCAAGATTCACGAGGGATACTCAAGCATAAAATGCTCTGGTTTGATTTCTTGACCCTAGAGGTCTGGCCAATTGAATATGATTTAATCACTTGAAAAATTTTAACTTGAGTAAAATGTTCTTATTTTCAAAATGTTTTTGGACCAAGTCACGCAAAGCGTGAATGGTTGGCCGTTAGGCCTACCATACCACTCACCTACGGTGAATTGGTGAGGTGATAAGACACCGCAGGTGTCTGACAGCTTTGATTCCATGCCGTAGGCATTGATGTCGTTGGGACAGAGTCCTGTACCACATGTACCCTCACGTCTAGCTCAAGAATTTGAATCAAGCCTCTTTAGGATCAGGTGTTGAGGGAGAAGATCCCCAGAATTTACGCAGGAGCAACGTCATCCAGAGCCATTGGAGGAGGGTCAGGCCCGTGGCAGTGAGGCGAGCAAGCCAAGGAATAGCGGTCCACGTTTCGGTGGATAACCAAACGTGAGACCAGAAAAAGTAGCCAAACCAAAGACATCGAACCATACCAAAGGCCGCCGCAAAGGAAAGTGTCAGGGTCCTCATCACTAGAGAAGGCCACTTGAAGAATTTCCCAAGGTAGTAAAGGTTCAGAAGGATCGTTGTTGATTCGAGCCAAAGAAAGGACGGCCCGAGGTCATGTACGATATCCGTGTAGCTGTCAGAGACGAGGAATACGCCAGTCAAAAGTCCGGTGGCTCCGTGGTGAAGCCAATTGTCCCAAGCCAAGTTTCCATCCACTTCCCAAACCGCCGCCACAAAGTCAATTGCAACATAATAAAAAACGAGCCTTGCACACACCAAGACATCAATACCCCTATACAACATTATACAAAGAACGACAGCATGCCAAAAGGAGCGCCACGTGGCTTGCCATCTTGCTCTCTTGGTTAAATCACCCTTGACCAAGGGTTTGTCTTCTGTGCCACTCAGCTTGAAAAGTGAACTTGGGAGAGAGGTGGAGGGCTGAAAGAGGCGGGAGCAAAGAGCTGGAAGGCCAAGCAACACAATAGTGTGGAGAAGGACCTCCATGGTTTATTGCGTTTGAAGGAAACAAATGTGCGCCCCTCTTTTAAGAGAGAAGGTTTCAATGGAATTATATCTGAAGATTCTCGAATCTAAAATTGGGGCCGTGTGGCGTGGCGGATGTGAGGGACGACAAATTTGGGATGAGGTTTTCAAGTTGTGTGGGACGTATCACAAGCAGCCAGCCCATTCCTTGGCAGAATTGAGGACCATCCAAGGTAAAGGGAGACATGTTTGAGGCTTTGGCCTTTCTCTACCTAAAACACGTCATGGGACTTGCTGAGGTTTGGTTTTTCAAGGATCTTCCAAAGGTCCACCGTGAGGCTCTTGCTCTTGGTCATTGCGACCTGGGGATTGACTTGGTAGGGCGCAAATATGGCAAGTGTTTGCCCAAACGATTGTTATTCCTCTGCTTGAGAAGCTCGAATACCAAACAGGATTATCCATTAAAACGCTTGTGCAAAACGATCCATTCTTGAACCCACTGTCTCTCAATACAGGTGAACGGGGTCGTCCAGATGAAGATATGTGGGAAAGTGATGATGAGGATGATGGTGATGATTTGGATAAATTGGATTCTACTACCTGGAATCTTTTGAATCACTTTCACCACAGATGGGAAGGATGTGCAGGTGAGTCAGATCCTGCCAACTGTCTCGTCGCAGGCCTACCAACTGAGGCATCTGACAGAGTATTGGCTGCGGCTCAGACTTTTGTTGGTGTAAAACGTGACCGCTTTCCACTCGATGCCCCACTTGATTACAATTTCGAACGTGAATTGATTCGAGGAGATGCAAGTGGTGAAATGAACCTTGAACGGTGGAATCGAGAATTTGGGGATAATCAGAGACGATAAATTTATTCAATTCCTGTAACAAGCAGTACACTGCTTCTTGCCTTCAATAAATAGCATCGTAAATTCCGGGCATTTTTGAAAAGCGAATCTTGTGTCGAGGCAAGGTGCCTCCGTAGGAACGGTAGAGACCATAGAGGAGGTGCTCTGCATGGAGATAGGGAACCCCTGCGGATGTCCCGATACGCGCGGCTTCTACGGGTTTCACAAGGCGACGGCCGTCAATGGCCACAAGCATTTCTTTCTTTCCCGATGCAGTCGAAAAATGAAGGACGGGACGAGAAGGACCATAAGCCTCTTGAATTTCAAGCTTGCCCATCTTCCGTGCCCAATCTACAAGTTGCATCCAGGTCACCTTGGGTTCAGGGTCCCAGTGGAGAAATTCGCGGTCGGGTCCTAGGGCTGACGGGTCAATGGCATAGGATCGATGCCAGGTAGGACGGTCATAGTGGGAGTAGGGACCAAACATTTTTATTTTGATTAGAGTTTCCATCTTGTTCCCTCTGAGCTTGGTTGGCCCTTACCTTGGTTTAAACACTAAAAATTTTCGAAGGACGAAGAAGCAAATTCCTCTCCCCAAATAAATAATGGGCTCTGGCAATTCCAAACGAAGATTTGCTCCAGCACCCACAAGTCCCACCGAAGTGACGGCCGACACGGCAGGTGCTGAGGCCAAACTGGAAAACCTTATGGTTTACATGCGGGCACGCATCGGTGAGAAGACAACTGGTGGCCTTGTCGCAGTGTCTGGTGCTCTGGCAGCCCTCACGGCGCAAAAGGGCTATGAGCCTGTGGCCCGTGTCCTCACTGTGTCCGACCATGGTTTGCCTGGCGATACAATGCCTTATGCAGTTGTTCTCTTGCTGAGTGAGAATGCACACTACACCACTCCGATGGTCAGTGGCCCATCTACATATACGGATAGTGCTGAGGCTGTTGTTGATGCTGCCTTGGGCTCTCAAATGCTGGGTTGGTCTGCTGACTACAGTGCAGCAGGGGCACAGATTTTATCTGAAGTCATGCAAACCTACCCTGCTGCCAACAGGATGAGAAACAATGTCTACCTGGTGCGTGTATTTAATCAGGATCCGCTGACTTCCAACTTTTTGTCGTTTGGTTGGTTAATTGGTCAGGGCAGTTCACCTGCACCTTACCACATCCAAATTGGCGATGGTGGGGATGCAAGTGTGTCTCCAGACGGAAAGGTCATGACACTCGCCCAGAACGAGATCACCAAACAAGCTTTGATCCTTGCATGCTTTGCTGAGGACACTCTTGTCAAGGGCGTTGGGTGGTGTACCGCGTGTGATTTGGCCGGCAAAACCCTGGATGAGGCCGACATTGTCCCTCAATTGGCAGATTTCAAATCCAAACTCTATGCTGCGTCCATTCCAGGAACTGCTACTGATGAAGAATCTCACGCATTCACAATCTTTAAGTTTTCATGCCCAATTGTGAATTTCACATCGGGAGAAGCTATCGGTGTATCCGATACCCAGTGCCGGTCGGTTGGTTTTCTCGTGCGTCGCTCCCTTACAGACAGTGCAAATGTCCAATACTATGTCATGGTGGAAGGAGGTGCTTATTTTGTCACCGCAGCCATCCTTAAGGTTGCTGGAGAGACGGGAAGTGCCCTTTCATGGAACTGGCCATCGTCGACCACCCCCATTGTCCCCACTGACATCTACGACAAACCATACGTCTATGGCGGAATTTCACAGGAGATGGAAGGACAGTATATTAGTGGTATGCAAGGAGTGATTTCAGCAATGAAACAGGTAGATGAACCCTGCACTACCTTGACTGAGGATACCATCTTGAGTTTGGCAACGACTCTTTTTGAAAAGGGTTTTGTCTATGACTCGGAACCATTGACTGTCACAGGTGCGGCCCAACAGTCTGTCTTGCAAGGCAAAACAAGCATAGAAGACCTTCAACCTGCCGTTCAGGCAGCCATGAAGTCCTTGACTCCAGGAACGGCTGCTTCCTCTAGCTAAAACCATAGAAACGAATAAAAATTTATTTTCAATCAATTCTTTTGAGTAGAGGTAAACTCCGTCATTCGCTTGACAAGCAGGTCGCGGTCGGCGCCCTTCCACGACTTTTCCTTGACATAGAACCCATCTTGCATAACCGCGAAATGGGGAATGCCGGCCACCCGGATAGTGTAGGTTGACACCAAGCCATCCATCATGTCATCCTCATCGGCATTGACCGTCTTGGCAAGGACGACTCCCTTTTTGTTAGCAAATGCTTCGGCTTGTTCCTTGAGAAACGGGGCAATTGCCTTGCATGGTCCACACCATGTCGTGGAAAAGCAGGCAATCAGGGTCACACCATTTTCCTTACACTCCTTGACGAGGTCGTCAAACTCTTCAAAAGTCTCAAAAGTGACAAGGGGGTGGGGTTCAGTCTTGGATTCGGCCATGGAGGGTTTAGTTTAGTTGTGTGGAGTGAGAAAAATAAACAAATATGAACTTGTGAAGAAAGGATTTATTCTACAAGCTTCCCGGTGACGAAACATGACGGAGAGGGGGTGCGGGTGCCGCTCCTGCAGAAATGTCGCGCTCCAAGGCCGTGTAACCCGCGTGGTCACCGGTACGTGCGCGTTGCACACATGCCGTAGTTGCCTGCCAAACACCCGTTGACGAAGTGTGCTGGTTGTAGGAGACGCACTGGGCAGCGGCAACCCCAAAGGATGCACCCGTCTCAGTGGCGTCGAGGTTGGAGGCCAAGAAAATGACAGTCCAGCCTTCACCTTGGCACTCTTCAACCATCACCTTGATCGCCTTCGAGGTGTAGCGAGACGACGCATTCTCCTCGCCGTCCGTCTCAATGACGAGGACCTTGGTACCTCGCGTAGGAACCTTCTTCATCGAGGTGATCATGTCGCCAATGGCGTCACAAAGGGCCGTCCCGCCACGCGGCTGAAACCCCCAGTGGGTTGCCGAGGAACCCGGCATTCCCACAACAAAGGGCTTCATCTCGCCGGCGGCGTAGGTCTTGAGGGGTGTTGAGGGTGTGGTCGGGGTGATGGGAGCTGCCATTGGCAGAGCAGCGGCCCGGTACCCAAATGGTACTGCCGTCTGGCGTCGAGGGAAGACAGGAGGCGGAGGAAGAGAGTGTGATGTAGGCGAGTAGGGCTCGTCCGGGTTGCGCTGTTGGGTGTCAAAGCAAACGACTTGGAACTTGACCTCGCGACCGCCTTCCTTCTGGCCGCCAATGAACTCGTTGAGACCGTCGACAGACGCTTGGGCAGTCGCGGTGCGAGAACCAGACTCGTCAAAGACGATGCCAATGAGGTCAAAGTCGCCCATGGCAGTGCTTGGTGTGGCTGGAGTGCTTGCTTCGGTGGTAGCCATGGGTGTTGGGTAGGGGGAGAGAGATTTGTGAATGGCCAAGCGACTGGTTCTCCAAAAGGACATTTTTGGTGAAGGAAGATTCCGGGACAGGTCCTTTCAACCAGTCCTCAGATTTTTCTATTCCCCAAACAGGCACAAACCTCCAGAATGCCGTTCCGGCTCAACGACGGGCGCCTCGACCACAATTCTCAACCAAGCGACGTGGAGCAAGCGACCCATGCAGACTACCAAGACAT